CTCTTCCCCCCACACCCCCTATTACTAACCCCCCTATAATCCCCCCTTCCCAAGAAAAGAGAGAAGAAGTGACTGATAGCGCGGGCGTGGGCGCGTGTGAGGACGAGCAGATACCCTTTGAAGGCTTTGAACCCCTTGACCCGCCGGAATCCGAGGTTAAACACAGAAAACCGACGATAGCGGAGCGTTTTGAAGCCTTATGGGCAGAATACCCCAAGAAAAACGGCAAAAAGAACGCTTTTGAGAGCTATCAGAGAGCTATAGCAGCCGGAGTGACCGACGAGACTATAGCCGACGGTATCAGACGGTACAAGGACTACATAGCCGCAAAGCGCACGAGCGAACAGTACATACTTGCAGGCTCGACATACTTCTACCAGTGGCGTTGGCAGGACATATACGACACTGTATCAGTCGCACCAACTTGCAGCGAAAAATCGGGAGGTGATGAATTTCTAAATTACCTCAACGAGGAACTTGACAAAGAAAAAGCGAAAAGAGAAAGCCGATGGACAGAACAGACGTAATAGCAACGCTGAAAATTCTCAAAGTCGCATATCCCGGATTTTACGCGAAGATGAGCAAAACGGACGCAGAGGACACCGTATCTGTGTGGTGCGATATGTTTCGCGAAGAGGACGTGAACGTTGTTAAAATCGCTCTGTACAAGGTCATTGAAGAGCACACAGGCTTTCCTCCGACGATAGCGGACATCAAGACGCAGATACGAGAAATGCGCAGAGCGGCGACGGGAGAAAAGACGGACGAAGAACTGTGGTCTCAGCTGAAAGCGGCAGTGTCGAACGGCTACTACGGAGCAAAAGAGGAATTCGCGAAACTTCCTCCCGAACTGCAAAGATACCTCGGTACACCTAACACTCTCCGCGAACTTTCACAGGTTGACACCGATACGTTTAACACCGTCACTCACGGGCAGTTTCTCAAACAGATAGGCATCATCCGCGACAGAGTGAGATTCGACAACGAAACGCCGCCCGAAATCAAGGCACTGCTCGGCACAGTAACAAAGCCGATACCCGCAAACAACAGACTTACCGAAAACGAATTTAACGAGAGCAGAAACAGACTGCTCGACACATTACAAAACAATCCGTAGAAAGGACACAATACAATGACAGACAACACAATACTCGCAGATTTCGCACCATGGAATCCCGCAAGCCGTAAACCGAAAGCATCCGGCAAGTACCTTATCTGGACGAATGACGGAAGCATGATGGTAGCCGATTACTCCGTAAAATACGACGGATGGGGAATCCTGCCGGACGGCGGCAGAGCCTACGAAATCAAAGACGTTGAGTTCTGGATGAGCATTCTTCCCCCGACAATCTTCTGAACGAAAGGACACAGGCAATGAAACAAAGGCTGATACAGAATACGCTGATATCGAGCGGCGTGACAATGCTCGGAGTTATAACCTCATGCGGAATGTGGTACTACACCGTTCCCTCGTGCGTCGTGTTCGCTGTAAGCGCATTGACAATGTGTCTGCTCACCATAGCAGTAACAGCCGCCAGAGAGCTGCTGGAAGCGTATGAGCGCACACTGCCGAGAAAGCGCAGGAGAATCCGCGTGAGATACGACAGCCGCGGAATGCACACCGACAGTCAGCGTCTCGGCTACGTATCGGCGGAAACAATCAGAGAGGTGTGCAGAAGATGAAAAACGAAAGGAGCAAAACAATGACTGACGCAGAAAGATGCGTAACGTGCGGAGCTGTGATACCCGAAGGGAGACAGGTATGCCCGATATGCTATGCGAAATATCATAACGACTACTCGGAAGAGCTGGCGTACCTCTGGAAGGTGCTGAAAAAGACCGAAAGCAGTCTCAAAACAGCCGACAAGAGAAACGCGCCGAATGAAGAACGCGCAAACCTCCGCAAAAGGCGCGATATGCTGTACACGATAATCAACATTGTGGAGGACGCAGGAGCATGAAGTGCTTGGCAAAGAAAACGCAGTACCAAAAGGCGGAAAACGCACTCACCACCGAATACGGAATGTGGCTTCTCGAATACGTTGACGTTGCTTTCGGCGTAACGCTTGCCGAGAACTACGGCTTCCGCGAAAAGCGACTGCAAAGGTTTTACGACGGAAACCGTAACGGGCTTTGCGAAATGGTTAACGCCAATATGCCGACGGCGATGTTTGTTGATAAAGGCAAGGGCAGACGCAAGGGAGATAGTTCAGACCTCATTGACGATGGCGTAGACACGACGGAGTACATGATAAAGCGCGAACTCCGAAACATAGGCTTCTCCGACTGTGATTTTGAAGCACTGTCGCCGGAGAACCGCTACAACGAGAGCGAACGCCACACACAGCTCGATGTCATGTCGCACAACGTGAGAACGGCGTGGTATGAAGCAAACGCAAGACGCGCTGTAAGGCTCTACGCGGCGTATACGCTGATGTATATGCACGACACCTACAACTACGGCGCGGAGAGATTAAACCGCCTGTATGCGCTTGTAGCCCCTCAGATAAAGTCTTACGTCGAACGATTCTTAATAGGCAGCCGCCGCGTCGACAGAGAGCTGCACAAGGAACTGGACGAGATGCACGGCAAACTTGAGAAATGCGGGCTGCACCTTGAAGAAGTTGTAAAGGAAGACGCGGTGACGGTAAGCCGAAAAGAACCGCCGAAAGAACCAAAGAACCCGCCGATACACCTTGACATAGGCGAATACGAAAAAATCATGAAAGAAGTTGCCCGAGTGGCGTTATAAGGAGATACATATGACACACATACTACAGTTCGCAATAGACATTGACGATGAAGGAATAAAAAAATCAATCAACTCGTCAGCAGAACAGCAGATAATGCAGAAGCTCTACGATGACTGCCGGAAAGCCTTTATATCGAAGCACAGTAAAGGAAAGAGCTGGAGCTGGCACGAAGAAACACAAGAAGCAAAGTTTTTAGACTGCCTGGACGAAATGGCAACAAAAGCGGTACAGGATATAATTGACGAGAACAAGGATGTGATAATCAGCCGCGCGGCGGAAATACTCGCTGATAGGATATCGCGAACAAAGAAATGCAGAGAACTTAAGAACGCACAGGAGGAACAGGAATGAACTTTAAACTTAAAGCAGGAGCGTTCGCACCGATAAGAGCGCACAAGCAGGACGCGGGAGTAGACCTCTTATCCCCCGCCACGGTCACGATTTACCCTGGAGACAGCGCAACGATAGATACAGGAGTGTGCGCGGAGATACCCGAGGGGTTCTGCGGTCAGATATGGTCGAAGAGCGGGCTGAACGTCAACCACGGCATTCTCTCGACAGGAATGGTGGATGCGCTTTACTCGGGCAGTATCAAGATAAAGCTCTATAACCATTCTCACGAGATTTACACGGTAAAACGCGGAGACAAGATATCACAGCTTGTGGTAACACCTTGCGACACAAGCGATGTAGTTATAGCAGACGAGATAGCAAGCGGAGAGCGCGGAGAAAACGGCTTCGGCAGCACGGGAAGATAACCGCAAATTAAACAAAGCACAAAGGAGAAAACAATAAATGGCTACGAAAACAGAACAGAGCACACTGGAAATTAAGGAAATTATACTCGAAACGGTTACATTGAGGATTGTCGGCGAAACTCTGCTGATTATGCACGCATGGAGTGAAAAGGCAAAGCGTGAAATCCTCGACAAGCAGATGAAAGCAACAAAGACAAGCGCGAAAAAAGCAAAGAATCCTGTAGAAGACTTCATCAGGTCAATGTATTGGCTCACACCAATGCCCACAGACATGACCGAAGACGGATTTAACGAAGCTATAGCAAACGGAGCAAGGTTTGGCTTCCCTGTCACGGCATTCAAGCAAGCCGCAATTTCCGCTTCCTACCGCATGGGATGGAGCAAGGACAAGGCTTCTTTGAGAGGTGTGTTCTTCATAGAGGGAGACGAAAATCAGATGATTGAAATCAAAAGCGACGTTCCCGTAATGCGCGAAGATATGGTAAAAATCGCGGGAGGAACGGCGGACATTCGTTTCCGTGGCGAGTTCAGAAACTGGTACGCCGACATGAAGATAACATACAACAAGAATGGACAGTACACACTTGAACAGATAATCAACATCATAAACGCAGGCGGTTATTGTTGCGGCGTAGGCGAGTGGAGACCCGAGCGAGACGGTCAGTACGGCAAGTTCAGAGTAGCTACAATCTAACCTCTTGGCAGGCAAGTTTGGGCGCGTTTTGTTAAGCTGCGGTAAGGCAGGAATGGTGGGTCGCGGTGCGTTGCGTTGCGGTGAGACGTGGCATGGAAAGTTAGGGCATGGCAGCCATGGCGAGTTCGGGTCGGTGCGGTAGGCTAAGTTTTGGTGGTGTTGGGTTCGGCAGGCAAGGTTTGTCAAGCAGCGGTATGGTTCGGTTTGGTGTGGTTTTGTAAGTTAAGGCACGGCAGGAATGGCAAGGAGAGGCTTGGCAAGGAGTGGCGCGTTCCGTTACGGTGCGTTGCGGTGAGACGTGGTACGGCAGGTATGGATATACCAAAATTATTAACAGTTAACAAAGGAGTAAAACAATGGTTTACGAATGGAAAGAAGCGGCGCAGATTAAAGCGGACGCACAAAAAGCAGGAGAAATGTTAGAAAATTTGGAGAAGACTGTAGGGATTACTCCAAAGAATTTAGTTGAAGCAAACAGAGATGAATCAGCACCTCTGCACAATGAATTTGAGTGGAACGACACAAAAGCCGCCGAAAAATACCGCGAAACACAAGCAGGCTATATCATCCGCAACATATGTATTGTGAGAGAAAGCGAAGAGAAACCGCCCGTCAGAGCGTTCTATTCCGTTACAACCGACGAAGAACGCAAATACGAAAGTCTGAATGTGATTATAAAAAGTGAGGACAAAACAAAGAAACTTCTTGAATCCGCTTTAAGAGAACTTATCGCGTTCAAAGCGAAGTATTCAATGCTTTCCGAAATAGCGAATGTAATTAAAGCTATTGACGAAGTCCAGTGCGCAGAAGCGCAACGGAACAGATAAGCTACGACACGATTAGCAACGGAAAAGCGAAGCACGGACAAGCGCGGAAACGGAGAAGACATGCGACGCAGAGAACAGCAACGGAATGGCACCGAATCGCTACGACAGGACCCGAAACGGAAAAGCAAAAATACCGCGCCGGCGGAATCCGGCAGAAAGGAAGATAATATGAAAATCGACACAAATAAGTATTATATCGTAAGAGGAGACCGCTCCGGCGTATTCTTTGGCAGAATCAATTATCAGGACGGCAAAGAGGTGCAGATGAACGATGTGCGCTGCATATGGTATTGGGATGGAGCAGCGTCAATCGTCGAACTCGCTCAAAACGGCGTAAAATACCCCGAAAATTGCAAATTCACCGTGACGGTAGAGGAACTAACAATCATAGACGCGATAGAGATAATCCCTTGTACGGAGGAAGCAACGGCGATAATTAAGGCGGTAGAAGAATGGAAAGCATAACCAAACGAATAAAGGAGTTTCTTAATGTCCGCTCTGGC